CGCTTCATCCGAGACAGAATACCCTACACACCCCCGAAGAAATACTTCAACGGGGAGTGTAGCAGTAGTATGTTGAGAAATTGCCATTATACTATCTTTAAATAATAGAACCAACGTGTCTTATTGGGAACTACCAATCCTGTAACTTCTGATTTGATGACTTGCGTCATTGTCTCATCGTTAAAGTGTTGTAGTAAAAGAGTACGTCCACCGTCATATAAAGCAGCTCTCGAAGCAGAGGAGATAGAGAATATCGGCTTACCGAATTGAACGTCTCCCAAGTCTTCGTTAGGTACGTAAACCATTACACCATCGTTAAATGAGTTTAATGTAACTCTGCCACCTTTCTTTTCAACTTCGGCTATATCGTCTATAACTACGATAGGAGCTCCAATACGCTTTTCTATGAAAGCCTTGATAGTATCGTCGTCTTGGATATTACCGTATGCAAGTTGAGCATCGGCGTTTGTTATTTCAGGTCTCATAGCTTGCGCCCACATTTTCCTAAAATAAGGTAGGTCGATTATAATATCCCAAGTGTTTTTGCTTACTTCCCAATGACCAGCAGGAGCATAGTCTTTGTTTTCGGCAGCCTTCTTGATATCTTTTAGCTTCTTGATAGGGTTAATACCAGACTGTTCAGTTACTACACCTGTGGAAGAGTTTACAGAATACCACCTGTCGGTAAACTTGTTCTTAGCGGAAACGCCAAAATCAAGAGTTAAAGGAACACCCAAAGGATTGTTGGTGCTATCAATAACTAATTTACCCTCGTTGGAAATTATCTGATGTCTCTGGTATTTTATAGTATTGTAGTTACCTCCTAAGAGTTTATCTACACTATTGAAAAGCAGATCCATTACTGTTTCAGTTATTTGGCTATCCACTCCACCCATTCTTTCAGCAAGTGCCATCTGCTCACGCATGATTTTTCTTGATATGGGTATTTCATGCTTGAAGGTAGGGAGTCCACCTTGCTTCAATTCTAATCCGTCAGTAGATTTAGTTGCACCGTCTGAGTCTATGTCTACATAAGTAGCCATTGAATAAACGTTAAATGCAGCTTCAATCTGCGAATAAGTAGGATTGATAGGTATGTTGGGATTAACAGGGAATCCCATCTGCGAATAAATCGCTTCGGCATTATACTTGTCAGCAAATACGCTTTCTACCCAAAGGTTAAAGGCATCTGAACCCTGAAAGCCCATATCTGCAAGACCCTTACCGACTAAATCGTAAAAATTTTTATCTCTTTGTATCATAGTATCATTTTTTAGTCTTCACGTACAAATTCAATTGCAGGCAATTGGCTCTCAATAGAAGAAGGTAGTCCACCACCTAAAACTCTATCGGCATAAATTCTACCGTTGCGAACAACAGCACATGTAGCATGAATAGTTCCTTCGGGCATATATACATCCTCGAATATAAGACCGTTAACATCATCCAGGCTTGACCCATCAGGATCAACACCTTTCACAAGGACTTCAAATTCGGCTTCAACACCTGTAGCGGCTGCTGCGAAAACGGGAGCTTCTTTAGCTTCGTTATCGGAAGCTGTAAATGTTACAACATCGCCCTCGGCTTCTGCCGTCCATCCTGTGTAAGTACCTGCTGCAATCTTAGCTGCAACCTCAGCTGCGGTATCGTCAGTAGCCGCTACTGCGATAGTTACGTCTGTACCGTCAAGAGTTACCGTCAAGTTACCTGCTGCAGTTGCACCTTTAGTTACTGTTAATTGAGCAACCTCGGCTACTCCTGCCTGCCCAACGGCAGTAATCACTAAAACCTCTTTCCCTGCACCTTGGAATTTCACCATAGAACCGGCAGGAATTACTGTGTTAGGGGCATATTTGGATACGTCTATAAAACCGCCACCCTGATACAACTCCCGAACACGAGACCAAACAACTCTATTGCCTCCTATTGATTGGGAGCTTTGAGTTATTGTGTTAAATGTTCCTTTTAGCATCTTGTTAATTTTTTAAGTTATTAATCTTTCTTAGGGAGCTTGCCTCTGGCACGTTGCTTCTCTTTGAAGGCTTCGACCTTGGCTTTGGCATCCTCTGCGCTTATCGTAGGCGCACCTGACCTCTGACTTCCACCGTAAGGGCTTGCACCCTCGCCTGTGTACTCTTTTAGTTTCCTCTCGTAGGTCTTTTTTACCTCTGCGAGTAGATCTTCACTTGTGGTTTCTTCTTTCACTTGGATAGTTTCGACCACGTCATTCCAGATAGCCTTGTTTGCTACTTTAAGCTCTGTGGCTTTGCCCTTTACTTCGGCACGGATAGAATTTATGGCATTGGCCCTCTTTTCTTCCTGATACGCTTTTTCAAGTGCTTCAAGCCGTTTCAGCAACTCATCGTCACCCTTTGGAAGTGTTTCTTCTTTCTTGGGTTCTACTGGTTGCGGTTTGTAGTTCTTTTTGAACTCGTTTACTTCATTGGCTACATCGTGCGAGTAATTACCGTTTAAGGATTTAAGAAATTCGACATGTTTAGTGTAATAAGCATCATCTGGTTCACCTTCGGGTAAATGCGCACTTACGTAGTCTGTTAAGGTTCTGTCTGAAAGGCTGATTTGTCCAACCCTCGTTTTAATTTCGGATAAGATTTGTTCTTTGTCCATAGTTTTGTTTTAAATAAAAAAGCTCGAACGATACCTTAGTACCATCCGAGCTTCATTGCCCTTTTAAATTGTTTATATGTATTTACTTATACTCTTCTATCTCAACTGAAACATGCCCGCATTTTCTACATAGAATTGTGAATTTAGCACATCCATTTATGTAATGAATCCCGCCAAGCGTCCTTTGACAGTTGGGACATTTAATAACATCCTCTAACCTTTCTGTTCTTACATTTTTTATCAGTTTCAGCATATTTTATAATTCTATCATCGCAAATATAACAATAAAAATCGGAAATACAAACAATTATCGATAATATTTCGTATATTTGTAAACTAATAGTGATAATACGAGTATTTCGTAATATGAAAGTATATAGTGGTTTAGAATATAAAGGTCAGAAAGTTTACACTTGGGAGTATATCGAACATCTGAGACAGGAGGATTATAAAAAAAGGAATCCGTATAAGATAATTCCTCAAAAGGGTGGACAAGAGAAGATGTTGACTTCTGATGCTGATATAACTATTGGGGGTGGATCGAGGGGTGGGAGTAAAACGTTTAGCCTTCTTTTAGAGGTGCTTAAGGACTATGACAATAAGAATTTTCGCTCTATAATTTTAAGGAAAGAGGTGGACGACCTTACAGATATTGTAGATACCTCTAATGGGATTTATGGAGATTTCGGAACATATAATCGATCCAAAGCGGATATGACATGGAACTTCCATTCGGGAGGTGCATTGAAATTCAACTACTATTCAGATTCATTTGAAGACTTCAAAATAAGATACCAGGGTAAACAATACGCTTATATAGGAATAGACGAAATTACCCACATAGAATATCCTAAGTTTAAATATCTCATAACAAACAATCGTAACGCTTTTGATATAAGGAATAGATTTTGGGGTACGTGTAACCCTGACCCTGATTCTTGGGTAGCCAAATTTATTGATTGGTGGATAGGTGAAGATGGTCTTCCAATTCCTGAAAGAAACGGAGTTGTAAGATACTGTTTTATGGATGGCGACGAAGTGAACGACATATATTGGGGTGACACCAAAGAAGAGGTTTACGAACAATGTAAATCAATTATTGATAAGTACTGGTTGGATTCTTATTCTCAATACGGTTCACCCGCAGACCTTTTTGTTAAATCCGTAACGTTTATAGAGGCTAAACTTGCGGATAACATTCAGCTTTTGCGTTCTGACCCTACCTACCTGGCAAACTTAGCGGGTCAATCCGAAGAACAAAGGGCGAGAGATTTAGAGGGTAATTGGAAATTTAAGACCGTTGGCGATGATTTGATTAAAATGCACCACATGGAGAACTTCTTCAACAACGCTCAACAATTAGGTGATGGAGTAAGAAGAGTTTCATTAGACGCTGCTTTTGATGGAGGAGACAATTTAGTAATGTGGTTATGGGAGGGATGGCACTTGAAAGACCTGTTTGTTTGTAGGAGGGATTCTAAAGATACGGTAGATGTGGTAAAAGCTAAGTTGAAAGAATGGAGAGTATTGGAAGAGAATTTCACCTATGACTTAAACGGTATAGGGCAAGTCTTTAAGGGATTCTTCAAGAATGCAGTACCTTTCAACAACCGAGAATCAGTCGCACCCGAAGATAAAGGGCTTTACGACACTATTAAATCTCAATCAGCATATCTATTTGCAAAGAAGATAATCAATAAAGAGATTTCAATAGAACCTTATCTATTAGACTTGAGGTTCAACGCAGGTAAGAATAAGTCAGTCCATTTAAGACAAATCCTAATGGATGAACGCAAGGCAATTAAAGCTAATACCCAAGCATGGGATAAGGGATTTACCCTGATTAAAAAAGCAGACATGAAAAAATTAGTCGGACACTCACCCGACTTTATAGAAGCAATGCTTATGAGAATGATATTTGAAATTAAAAAGAAAAAAGGTGGTAGACCAAAATGGAATACGAGATATATAAACCCTCAAATAATGTATAGATGAAAGCAAGAGACATTAAAACAAAACGTGTATGGAAGAGGGTAATGCCCTCTGGGTATTTATCACAATCAAGATTTTCTTCTATTGAAGAGCCCTCGTCAATACCTGAAGACAATTTAACCTTTATGACTGTTACGCAA